ACGACGATTCTCAGCGTTGTCCTTATTCTTCTAGCTTTTTATAAAGATTCTGAGTTCAATCGAAATGAACGTAAGGAGATGGAAAAAAAAGCAGCTGTAGCCAAAGCAGAATTAGAGGATAAGATTAATAAATTAACTGAGGATTTAAACAATAGAGAAGCCGCTCTTAAAGACAGAATCGAGTTCACTTATTCACAAATGAACAGTCTTAAGATTTCTAATGGCTTTAAATCAAAACAAGGATAATTCATGTCTAATAAATCTATCGATAAGATGGCTGCTCAATTTACATCTGCTGAAGAATTGCAAGCATATTGTGATGCACAGTATAAAACAATAATCTCTTTAAATAAAAAGCTAACTGAAAACGAAAGAGAGCTAGAGAAGCTCAGAGATGAAGTTGAATTGCTTCGTAGTCAAAACACAACATTAAGTGCTCAAGCTTCTGTTATTGAAAAGAGAGATGGATCAAATCAATTCCAAGTATCGGATGAAGAAACAACTTGTATGATCCAATTGGCGATGATTCGCAGTAACGCTATGCAACGTGAATTAAGTAACGAAGAAGCTAAGCGATTTGAAACATTCGCTAAAGTCCTACATTTAATTCGTGGTAAAGACGTTAAAAAAGAAGACGATAAGCTCGATAAACTTTCAAGCGATGAATTATTAAAATTAATTGATTCAACTATGAAAGATCCCCAATAATAAATGAACCAACAAAAATCTCCGAATAAAGCACCTTCTAAAGATGCCATAATCAGGGAGTTGTGGACTAGGGGATTACTTGAGTATAAAATGCATTCTGTTCAAAAAGAAATGTATGAATTATACAAAGGTGCTAATCCTAACTCGACTTCAGTATGGTTGCTTGCTCGTCAGTCTGGTAAATCCTACGCATTAGCATTAATCGCAATTATCGAAGCAATCAAGAATCCTCGATCTATTATTAAGATAATGACAGATACCAAAGTACACATGGAAGATGTGTTAATTCCAATTGTTGAACAAATTTTAGAGGACTGCCCAGAAGATTTAAAGCCAACTTACAATAAGCAAAGATTTCGTTATACATTTGGTAATGGTTCTCAAATTCAATTAGCGGGATCGGATGCTGGTAACGCTGAACGATTAAGGGGTCAAAAGTCATTACTTGTTATCGTGGATGAGGCTGGATTCTGTACAGATCTTAGAAAGATCGTGCAAACCATATTATTACCGACAACCACTCACACTGGTGGTAAACTAATTCTTTCATCTACTCCACCGGAAGAACCTGATCACGATTTCAATGGCTATGTTGAAGCTTCTGAAATTGAAGGCACATTAACAAAAAAGACAGTGTTTGATAACCCTCTTTTAAATGAAGAACAAATTAAAAACATTATAGCTAGATATCCCGGTGGTGTTAACGATGTTGACTTTAGACGAGAATATATGTGTGAAATGCTCAAGAACTTCAGTAGGTCTGTGTTCCCTGAGGTTGATAAAGAGCTTTTAGCCAAAATTGTCAAAGAACACCCAAAACCAGCTTTCTATACCCCATACGTTTCTATGGATATAGGATTTAAAGATTTAACGGTTGTTTTGTTCGGTTATTATGATTTTAAATCAAATAAATTGATAATTGAGGATGAAATCGTTAAAAGAGGCGAAGAACTGCATTTAGAGAAGTTTTCTAGTGAAATATTGAAAAAAGAAGACTTTTTGTGGACAAATATACTAACAAATGAAAAAACAGATCCCAAGGTCAGGGTTTCAGATATCGAACCAATTGTCACTCAAGAAATATATAGACATTCAAGTAATCAACTTTATTTCACTCCTGTAACCAAAGAAAGAGGCTATAAACAACCTTTGATTAACCAAGTACGAATGATGCTTGTTAGTGGTCAAATTGTAATAAATCCAAGGTGTTCTGTGTTGATCAGGCACCTTGCGAATTGCCGTTGGAAGGACAATTCAAGAGATGAATTTGCTAGAAGCATGGGTGAAAACTCACACTATGATGCCGCAGATGCATTAATTTACATGGTTAAAGTTGTTGATTTTACACACAATCCATTTCCTCAACATCACGATGCTTCGGCTGCTACCCACTTCTTTAAAAGAGGAACCCCCTCGTTAACCAAGAAAATGGATACAACGGTTGAAGTGTTTAAGTCTATATACTCCCGTAAAAATAGAAAATAAAATACATTGTTTTTAACAACTAGAAATAGTCGTTCACAATATTTATTAAGGGGTTATATGCTTAAAAAAATCAGTTACTATTTAAAAAGAACGGCACTAGCACTAATGTGTGCTATTCTAGTTTGGTCAACACCTCATTTAAAAGATGCTCATTACCGATATATTATCGGAAATCAAGTTGTTAAAATTATTGGAGAGACAGGAACGGGATCGGGATTCCATATCAAAGCACCTTCAGGTAAGACATACATTTTAACTAATCAACACGTTTGTGCAGTTGCCGATAAAAATCAACAACTTTTAGTTGAGAATAGTGAAAAATTAGTTCCTAGACGAATAGTCGCTATTTATCAAAAACATGATTTATGTTTAATTGAAGCTTTGCCCGGTGAAGATAATGGTTTAAGAATGGCTAGTTCTATCACTATCGGTGAGGATATTGTACTAATTGGTCATCCTAGTGGTAGACCATTAACATTGTCTAAAGGTGAATTTGTCCACAAAAAATTTATTCCAATGGTTAATTTAGAAATTAAATCACCACAACAATGTAATTTAATTGGTGGTACATGGTTAGATGGTGGATTTTTTATGCCATCGGTTTGTATTGAAAAAATTAGTGCTTTTGGTATTTCAAGTCCATCTTATCCCGGTAACTCAGGATCTCCAGTTGTAAATAAATGGGGGAATGTAGTAGGTGTTCTTTTTGCTGGTAACCGAACTCAGCTTAACGATAGCTACATGGTTCCATTCCATGAATTGAAAAACTTTTTAAAGGACTATTAAAATGTCAGATTCCAAGGTATATTTTGCTGCTCGAAGTTCAGCAGATTGTGCATCAGCGATTCTAGAGAAGAGTGCGTCGTTTTTTCAGACAATGCGTTCAAATTCGTATCTAGATAAAATTAGTCAGATGTGGTATTACTACTATGGTAACTTTAATCAAGAATCGGGCAGTGATGGTCACGAGATAACATTTACTGGTGAACAAGGTGAACTAGTTAAATTACCTGTGAATCACTTTAGAAATTTAGCACAAAACATTTATAACATGATCATTGCTAACCGTCCTGTTTTAGAGGCTAGGGCGATTAATTCTGATTATAAAGCATTATCGCAAACATACTTAGCTAATGGTATTTTAGATTACTACATGCGTGAGAAAGGCTTAGAAGAAGCAATCAATGAGTGTGTCGAAATGGCAATCGTTCTTGGTTCATCTTATATTAAAATGGACTGGAACGCAATGGGTGGTGATTTTTATGAGGAAGATCCAGAAACAGGAGAGCCTGTATTTGAAGGTGAATTAGAGTTTTCAGTTCTTAGTCCTCTCGATGTTATCGTAGATGGGACAAAAGAAAGATGGAATCACGAATGGATTACGACAAGGACTTACATAAATAAGTATAACCTTATCGCTAAGTATCCTGAGTTCGCAGATAAGATTGCAGGAATCATGACAAAGAATGAAAACCTACAATCTAGAATGGGTTATTTTTCTAATGACACAACTGACGATATTCCAGTTTATGAATTTTTTCATAAAAGAACAGCAGCGATGCCTGATGGTCGTTATATGGTATTCTTGGATTCAGATATCGTATTGATTGATGTTCCTCTTCCTTATCGTGAGATTCCTATATTTCGTTTAGCACCTGCTAATATTATGGGAACTCCTTATGGTTATACCAATATGTTTGATATTTACCCATTACAAGAAGCAATCAATGCTTTGATGTCGGGTGCCTTAACAAACCAAAATGCTTTTATGGTTCAGTCCGTATTTATTCCGAGAGGAGCAGATATCACAACTGATCAAATCGAAGGTATGAATATTATTGAAGCAAATGCTAAACCGGAACCAATTCAATTAACTCAAACTCCTCCTGAGGTTTTTGAAATGGTAAAGGGACTTATACAAACAGCGGAAATGTTATCTGGTGTTAGCTCGGTAACAAGAGGGCAGCCTGAAGCGTCTTTAAGATCAGCTCAGGCTTTAGCTCTCGTACAATCGATGTCACTTCAATTCCAATCTGGATTTCAACAGAATTATGTTAAATTTTTAGAAAATACAGGGACTTGTTTAATTGAAATCTTAAAGGATTTCGCATACACGCCTAAGCTTATCGCACTAGTTGGAAGAAATAAAAGATCACTTCTTAAAGAATTCCGTGGTGATATGATTCGTGATATTAAAAAAGTAATTGTCGATGTTGGTAATCCTTTGAGCAGAACAACAGCGGGAAGAGTGCAGATGGCAGATCAACTTGCTCAAATGAAGCTTATTAAAAATCCTCAACAATATTTTATGGTTATGGAAACCGGAAGATTAGATACTCTAATTGAAGGTGACATTAGTGATTTACTTTTAATTAAAAGAGAAAATGAATGGTTATTGGAAGGTAAAGATGTCTTTGCCAATCCTCTCGATCAACATAGAATGCACATAATGGAACACCGTGCGGTGATAAATGATCCAGAGCTAAGACAAAATCCAGAACTATTATCTAAAGTTCAAACACACTTACAAGAACATATTGATCTATTGAGAACTGTTGATCCTGATTTATTAATGCTTATTAATGAACAACCACTACAAGATCAAATGATGCCACAACAAGCTCCTATGCCGGGACAACCGGGGGGTCCAATGGGTAACGCTTCTGTTATTCAACAAGGATCAGTAAATGAAATGATGAACCCGGGAGTTATGGGTGGACAAGCTGAAGCAACTGAATTAGTTGGTAATCAGCCCGAAGTTCCTGCTGAAGTATTACCTAATCCAAATTTAGAACCGAGAGCTAGGTAGGTATGAATAAGCTTTTACAATTGATACAAGATCAAGAACGAGATGATTACGTAACTAAAGAAGTAGAAGACGTATACAATGCCATTGCTGAAAAAACAGGTAGAACTCCAGAAGAGATAGCAAAAATAGGTGGAATGGAATCACAACATGGTAAGTATTCTGAGAATATGGCAGGATCAAGAGCTAAGGGTCTTTTTCAATTAATGCCACAAACAGTCAAGGATTTGTCTTCAAATGGATCACCTGAATCATTAAACACACAAGAAGAAGTCATGTCTAGACTTTTACAAGAAAATCAAAAAAAGCTAGGTCAAGATTCATCTATTGAAGATTTATATTTGTTACATAACCAAGGATTAGGTAAAGGTAAAAAATTAATCGCAGCTAATGAAGATGAGCCAGTAAGTGACATTCTTTCTAGACAAATAATAAATGCAAATCCCGCTCTTTATAAAAACAAAACAGTCGGTCAAGCTAAAGAATCAATTAAAGACATGTTAGATGAAAAAGGATCTAATTTTAAATTTAGATCTAAAATCGAGGATTTATTTACTGAAGATCAAATACCGAAAAGCGCAGGTACACCAGAAAATCCTAATTCTCAATTGATAGATGAAAGTAATATACTAAATGATTTAGTCCAATATTTAATTGATAGTCGCGATAGAAATATTGATAAAAAAGAACAACTTAAAAAAACAGAAGAACAAAATAAGTTTTTTGAAGAATTGAATAAACTAAAAAAAGAAAGAGCTGAAAAGGTAAAGAAGAAGTATGGCAGAGAGATTTAAAAGTGTCAAGAGTCGGTTGAAGTGTAATCAACCAGTTAAGTCATCTAGACCGGGAAAAAAGAAAATGGTTAAAGCTTGCGAGAATGGTCAAGAGAAGTTGGTTCATTTTGGTGCTGAAGGATATAAACATAACTATTCACCGGAAGCTAAAAAATCATTTAGAGCTAGACATTCTTGTGATGAGAAAAAAAGTAAATTAAGTGCTCAATATTGGGCATGTCGTAATTTATGGGGAAAAAATAAAAAAATTGGTGAAAAATGAAAAGTAACGATTTTCAAAATTTAAAACCTTTAATGAAGGAAAAGTACGCTCGGTTAAAAAAGAAATTAAAGAAAGAACCGAAGTGTGGCTGTGAATTAAAACAATGTCCTTGTGAAAAAAGTAAAAAATAAATATGACTAATAGAACCAGATTAGACGCAAACCAAGTAATTAAAAATGTCTATAATGAAAATATAGAAGCTTTAGAAACAGTCGGTGCATTTGATGAAATCCAATCTGTTTTTCTAGAATCAATAGAAGAGAGTGTAAAAAAGCAAGCTGAGCAAGTTAATTGGGATGAGATCATTACAACATTCCCAGCAACCAATGCTGAGTTATATACATATAAATTAAATAGTGTAGTTGTGAAAACTGTAACTGTTATATACGAAAACGATACAAAGAAAACTATACTATCAATACAAAAAACGAGTTATTAATGCCTTGGAGATTTGATCCGTTTTTAGTTGATCTTGTTTGGGTTCCTCCTGTTCAGACAATAACTGAACTAGCCGATATTAATTTCGGTGATCAATCAGGTGGTGATCTAGAAATTGATACAGGGGATCGAACCAATGATATCTCGAACATAGACCAAGGTTTAAGAGTTTTTGACGATGGCAATATTTAAAGCACCAAAAATAACAACTATACAAAGACAGACACTACTTTTAGATGTCAGTGAACTTGTATACGATGTTGATCAAAATATATTCTACGGTGGAGATGGTGTAACAGTTGGTGGGTTGCCAATTGGTTCAAACGTAGGAACAAGTATACAGCCGCAGAGAATAGAATTAACACAACAAGACATAGAAAATAAATACGTAACTTTAAATATAGCCCCACTATATCCGAATACAGTCAGTTTAACATGCGAGAATGGAATTCCACAAATAAATGGAGTGGATTTTATTGTCACTGGAAACATCTTAAGCTGGGATGGACTAGGATTAGACAATTTTTTAGATAATACAGATGTACTGATAGTTCAGTACTAGTGATCCATAAAGGAGGATACATTATGGCACAACAAATTAAGAAGAAGTTTATCGGTTCTGACCAAATCGATGGCTCGAAGATCAAATTATTAGAAGGTCAAGCAATCAGAGGTACTAATTCTCTAGGTCAAGAAGTTGATTTAGTTAAAATTAGTTCTCAAGACAAAGTTGAAGTTTTAGGTCAAGAAGTTGCTCTAAAATCGGAACTAACTCAAGAATCACAAGACAGACAAGCAGGGGACGCAGCTACATTAGCTTCTGCCCAATCGTATGCTGATCAAAAAGTTGCTGATCTTGTTAATTCTGCTCCAGAAGTTCTTGACACATTGAAGGAACTTTCTGATGCTCTTGGTGGAGATGCAAACTTCGCAGCAACTGTTGCCGGTCAAATTGGTGCTGTTGATGATAGAGTTGATCAAGAAATTTCGGATCGTCAAGCCGCCGACCAAATGCTCCAACAAGCTATTCAAGCTGAACAGTCTCGTGCTTCTCAAGCTGAGCAAGATCTTGATGCTAGACTCGATATTGTAGAACCGAAAGTATCTACTTTAGAGTCAGAGATGGATATGGTTGAAATGGCTATTCAAGCCGAGCAAAGCCGTGCTTCAATGGCTGAGCAAGACTTGGATAATAGACTTGACATTTTAGAACCTAAGGTTTCTACTTTAGAATCTGAAATGGATATGGTCGAGATGGCAATCCAAGCTGAACAATCTCGTGCAAGCCAAGCGGAACAAGATCTCGATTCTAGACTTGACATCTTGGAACCTAAAGTAAGTACTTTAGAATCTGAAATGGATATGGTTGAGATGGCTATTCAGGCTGAGCAGTCCCGTGCTTCTCAAGCTGAACAGGATTTAGATGCTCGTCTTGATATTCTTGAGCCTAAAGTTTCTACTTTAGAATCTGAAATGGATATGGTTGAGCAATCTGTTCAAGCTGAACAAGCTGCTAGAATTGCCGCAGATGCTGCATTACAAGCTCAAATCAATGCATTAGATACTGGATTTGTAACTGAAGCCGAATTAGATAGTGCTGTTTCTTCTCTTGAATCTCAAATCGATGATGTTGACGGTTATGCACAAGAAATTCGCTCTGATTTAGACAATTTAGATGGTTATGCACAAGAAATTCGCTCTGATTTAGATCAAGAAATTTCTGACAGACAGTCAGCTGACTCTGCTCTAAGCGGACGTATCAGTACTTTAGAAGCTAAAGGTTATTCTAAGGGATCTGTAACTGTTGGTGCTGAACTTTCTTTTATTGATCTTGACAGAGAATATAGTATTCTTCTTTCAGTGTCAGTAGGTCGATTGATGGTTCATCAAGATGAAGACTTTATTGTATCTGTTGTCGGTGGTAAAACTCGCTTAACTTGGATTGGCTCTTTAGTTAACCCAAGTGGAGAGGAAGCTATCGAGACTGGCGATAAAGTTTTCTTTTCTGGTGCTTTTTAATTTAATTAACATGGAGAGGCATAAGCCTCTCCTTTTTGTACGGTAATATGACCGAAACGTACACGGTCGAGGAGAAAATATGGCTATTATTAATGTAAAAAAAGATGGTTCAGGACAAGCAACCACAATTCAGCAAGGAATTCAACTTGCTCAACTTGGTGATATTGTCGAAATTGAAGCTGGGACATTCGATGAAAATGTCGATTTATGGAAAGGTGTTACACTTAAAGGAGCGGGAATTGGTCAGACTATTGTGACTGGTGCAAATAGAGCTGCAATAACTTCGAAAGCATTTACTTGGTCTTTAGGTGCAACAACTCTTAATATTGCTGCCGGACATGATACTTCAGCATACGAAGTTGGTAGAATTGTAACAGCAACAGGTATTCCAGCAAATACCAGAATTGTATCTAAAACAATTAGCTCTTTAACAATTTCAGCAGCAACAACACAAGCAGCTACTACGGCTAGAACGGTTGCGATGGCATTACAAAATGATGCAACTATTCGAGTTCGTGGTACAAATGGTGTTATTAGAGATATGAAATTTGTAGGATTTGATAATCCGAACCCAGCAACTGAATATACTGCAATCTATTTTAGAAATTTAGCTTTAGGTTCAGCCGCTGCGAATGGTTGGGAAGTATTTAATTGTGAATTCGAAGCTAATGGGGAATATGCAATTTTAACTGATTATGCTGCTGGTGTTGGAAATCTTAATATTCACGATAATGTGATTTCTGGTAAAACTTTTACAGGTACAAATCCTGCAACAGGAAATCAATTTTCTGTTTGGAACGTTCCTCGTCAATTAGTTACAATTCAAAGTGTTAACACTGGATCTATTTTATTCCAAAATAACCAAATCACGGGAACTACAGGTGGATTAACTGTTGATGGTGTTCAAAGTTTTAATACAGCAATAACAATTGACTCAGTTGGATCAATAATTACAGGCAACGTAATTAATACAACTTCGGGATATGGGTTTGGTCTTCGTGCTAGAGGTCTAAATTCTAGCGTTGAAAATAATGTGAATATGGGAACTTCAGCTGGATATTACATACTTCCAAATCATTCAGTTGGTGTTTCTGTGGCTGTTGGAACTATGGTTTTTACATCATCAAGATATTGGATTTGTACTCAGGCTCACACATCAAGTGCTTTAAATTCACCGACAGGTGCTGAGGGATCTCTTTATTGGTCAGAAATTACTTTAGAACAAGTAAATAATTCTGGTGACTACGGTGTTGGAATTGCTGTTGTTGGTACAAATAATAATGTCGTTGATGTACTTGTAACTATTTCACAATCTGGATCAGGACAACCAATGCTTTTTAGTATGTCTAAGAATATGGTTAAGTCACTTCCCCAAGTTGCGGCTGATGCTGTGTTTTCAGATGAATCAAACTGGAAGCTTGTGTCTTTTATTTTTAAAAAATCATCTAATGCTCAAAGAATTGTTTCATCATTTAGAGATTTTGAAGCTGAGAAATCAGTAAATTTAAAGAGTGGAATGGTTTCAGGTGACGACTTCGAACTTCACAAGATCATTATTTCAAAAGCTGATAGAACTTTATTAGTGATGAAAAGAGATGATATTGAAGATGCACAAGAATTCGATTTTACATTGCAATAAAGCAATAATAGGGGAGCTTCGGCTCCCTTTTTTTTTATATTTTAACAACTTTCTATATAAATCCTACCCAATTTCGGGTGGATAACTTATTTTCTACCCATTTTGGGCGAAAAAAGGATAATTATGTCAGAAAGTATCAACGGGGCATCAGCTCCTTCGGCTTCTCCTGTTGCCGAATCATCACAATCACAGGGTAATTCTAATGAAATTGAACTAGATAGTCAATCACATTCTTCAGGTGGTCAAGATTTACCATCAGCTGAATCAATTGATGCTGATCCTAGTCTCAGTAAAGCTCAAAAGAAAGAAGCTAAGAAGCTTTTAAAAGAGCTAGAGCTAAAGTATAATGGTAAAGTTTCAAAAGAACGACTACCATTTGAAATTCCTGAAGAACATGCAGATTGGATGCGTAGACAGATGCAAATGGCTAAGATGGCACAAGTAAAAGCACAAGAAAGTTCAGCACTTGAACGTGATGTACTTGAGTTTTTCAATGAATTAAGACAAAATCCAAGAAAAGCATTGTCAAATCCTGAGTTTGGTGTCGATATTAAGAAGTTAGCAGCTGAAATTCTTGAAGAAGAATTAGCAAATGCTCAAAAATCACCAGAACAATTGGAAAGAGAACGTCTAGAAATCGAATTACGTGAGCTTAGAGAAAGAGAAAAGCATAGAGATGAGGAATTAAGACGAATTCAAGAGGAAAAAATAGTAGAACAGGCTGCTCAAGAGTTCGATATTCAAATGTCTGAAACACTTGACAAGTATAATATCCCTAGAACACCGCTTGCCATCAAGAAAATGGCTGAATATATGAGTTTAGCTATCCAAAATCAAGAACATCCCGATATGGAAGTTATTGGACAACTAGTAGAAGAGGAAATGATGACTGATTATCGTGATCATTTAAACTCTCTACCCCCTGAAAGGATTGTCCAGTTACTAGGTGAAGAAGTATTTGATAAGGTTCGTAAAGATAGAGTATCTAAAATGAAAAAAGGACAACCTTCTGTCAAGGCTTTAGCTAAAGACACAGCTCAACCTAAGCAAAAAACAGAGGAAAAAGCTCTTAAAAAACAATCATTTAAGGATTTTTTTGGAGTATAAGTAATAGAAATTATTAGGAACTATCAAAAAATACTGGTAGTTCTTATAATTTTAACAACTTGGAGTGTAGAGAACTTTTATTTTATTTATGCGACTTCTCTTTACCATCTGGGAGAGAATATCAAAATAAAATGATAATAAAAATTCAAAACAAATAACAAAAATAATTTAACAAAAAATTTTACAAAAGTAAAGGAAAATTTATGTCTGCTGAAAACAAATTTACCCCGGTCGATGGTGTACTTGGGAATCTAAATGGTCTATTTAAACAAGTTTATGCTGATAAACTTAAAGATTTGATCCCTGATGGCGTTAAGCTATTGAATATGATCAAGTTCTCTGCTAAAGATAAAACTGGTGATAAGTATAATCAACCAGTTATCCTTGGTATGGAGCATGGTGTAACATTCGCTGCTTCAGAAGAAGATGCTTTCGCATTGAATCCTGCTGTTGCTGGACAAATTAAAAACGCTGAAGTTCGTGGTAACGCACTAGTTCTTCGTTCAGTAATCGGTTATAAAGCAATTTCCGCTTCTATCGGTTCTGAAGCTGCTTTCCAAGAAGCTACGAAGTACCTTGTTGCTAACATGCTTCGTTCAGTAACTAAAAAATTAGAAATCGAAATGCTTTACGGAACTAAAGGTTACGGTAAAGTTTCTTCTACTGCTGGTTCAACTATTGAAATTGAAGCTGCTGAATGGGCACCGGGAATTTGGGCAGGTGCTGAAGGTATGCCAATCGATATCGTTGATGCTGACGGTGTAACAATTAATCAATCAACTACTGTTATTTCAGTTAATTTTGAAACAAAAACAGTTACTCTTTCTGCTCCAGTAGCGGTTGCTGTTTCAGTTGGTGATACAGTGTTCCATAAAGGTGCTCTAGGTAAAGAATTCAAAGGAATTCACTCAATTCTTGAGCAACAATCTGGTGATCTTTTCAATATCAACCAATCTACTTATAACCTTTTCCGTGGTAACGTTTATGACTGTCAAGGTGATGAGCTTTCTTTCGATCACTTGAACAATGCGATCGCTCGTGCTGTTGAAAAAGGTCTAGATTCAAGAGTTATCTGTATGGTTAACCCTAGAACTTGGGCTGATCTATTAACTGAGCAAGCTGCTCTCCGTAAATATGACAGTTCTTATAGTTCTGCTAAACTTGAGCAAGGTTCTAAGGGACTTCTTTTCCACTCTCAGAACGGTGAAATCGAAATCGTTCCTTCTATCTATGTGAAAGAAGGTTTCGCTTATATGATTGAGCCTTCTAGCTTCATGAGAGTTGGTTCACAAGACGTTTCTTTCAAACGTCCGGGCTTCGGTGACGATTTCTTCCGTGAACTTGACTCAGCTGCTGGATTTGAACTCCGTTGCTACTGTGACCAAGCTCTTTTCACAAGCCAACCGTCACATAACGTATTGATTACAGGAATTGTAAACAATCAAGCCGCTCCTTAATTAAATCTGAAATAAAACTAATGTTTTAGCCCGGTGCAATGCCGGGCTTTTTTATTTATGATGTATCTATTTTAACAACTAGATATGTTATTCTCTTGATTTTAGGTACAGAATGGCTATAAAACTCATAATTAAAGGTACTCCGGTTGAACTTCCTGAATCAGGTCAATCCCCCAATTGGGCACCCGGAATAATAGAAGCAATACAGGCTCTAAGTGAAGCTGTAAATTCAATTTCTGGTACATACGACGTTGCCCCTCAAGTTCAAAACATAAGTGCATTTCCTGAAAGCTCAAATATTGAAATTAATAACCTAGTGTTCCCAGCTGAAGAAGTAAGAGCTGCTACTATTTTTTATAGTGTATACAGAAAAACTGAAACAGATGGACCGAACTTAGGTCAAGAATTAGCAGAAGCTGGAACATTACAAATTGTGTATAATCCATCCAATCCTGTTAATAATAAATGGGAAATTCAAAGAGAATTTGTTGGAAATGCCAACATGCAATTCAGCATTGACGATCTTGGTCAAGTGGAATTCACCACAGAAGAAATGACAGGCATTGACCATACTGGAATTTTATCGTATAGGGCGATATCAATTTTAAATACTTAATAGGATATAATAATTATGTTGAATATTAAAAAATTTCTTCTTGCAATAGGCTTAGTTCCAAAAAGTACAACAGAAATTGATTCACAAGGTGAATTAGAAGTATTAAATACCGATGGTAAACTTAGATATCACAATGGTTCTTCCGCTTCTCCTGTCGTAACAGAATCACATTCCGCAACTCTAACAAATAAAACGATCGATGCTAATGGAACTGGTAATAGTATTAGCAATCTTGAAACAGCTGATCTAGCTGATGGTGTATTAAATACTGATTTAATTGATACTTTAAATGAAAATCCAGCAAGTGATACACAAATTCCTTCGGCTCTTGCTGTAAAAACATACGTAGATGCTCAAGTCGATAGTAAGGATGAGGCGGACGAAATAACAGTTGATCCTGCTGTCGCTGGTGCAACAAATGTACAATCAGCTTTAACTAATATTAATACAGCAATTAATGATCACATTGGGGACAACACAGATGCCCACGATGCGTCTGCTATTTCTGTCTCCCCGTCAGGTAACTTGGGAGCAGACGATGTGCAGGAAGCATTGGAAGAATTACAAACAGATATTGATACAAGAGCAACGTCAACAGCGTTAACCAATCACACAGGTGCTACATCAGGAGCACATGCTGCCTCTGCTATTTCAGTCACTCCAACAGGTAATTTAGGAGCCGACGATGTACAAGAAGCATTGGGTGAGCTACAAGGTGATATTGACACACTAAATACAAACAAAGTTACAGGTCCTGCTTCTGCAACAAACGACGCATTAGCTAGATTTGATTTAACTACTGGTAAACTTATTCAGAATTCATTGGCTGTGCTCAGTGATACTGGCAGTCTTTCAGGCTTAAGAGAAATTAAAATTTATGATCCTTCAATTATCCCACCAGCAACAGAACCAGTTGGTGATAAATTAATTTTAGATAAAAGCGGTTTACGTGATATCTTAACAAGTAAAGGTATCGAGTTTTCTTCAGCTCCTCAATGGGTTACTCCTTTTGGAGAATCAGTACAATTGCTGTTAACTGGAGAAGACATCAATCTCTCAGGAAATACAGTTTTACCTTTAACAGTAGATACGACTTTTACGGGTGGAACAAACATATTAAATCCCGGTCCATTCTCACATGTTCATTTAAAAAATATAACATTAAATTCTATAAGAGAAATTTCAGAGAGAACTGAAGGAAGTTTATTAATTCTCACAAATGAAACAGCAAATGATATTGAAATTATTAATAATTATTCTTCAAGTGCTGGTATTTTAACTGGAACAGAAAGTGAAATTACTTTTAGAAATAAATCATCTTTATTCTTAACTTATAACTCACAACTTTCTCGTTGGGTCGTTGTTGGTGGCACAGGGGGATCAGCAGTTAGCGTAAAATTGACTGCAGGTGAATCTCTTTCAATTAATGATTTAGTTTATCAAGATAAAGGTGACGGGTTAATTTATAAAGCTTCTAATAATGATGATGATAAAGTTGATGTTCTTGGATTTGTTCGTAAAGATGCGGCACTCGGAAATCCAGTAGAAATTATAACTAGTGGAATTATCAAAGGTTTTACAGCTCTATCGGTCGGTAGAATTTATTATTTAGAACTAAATGGTGCTATCACTGAGTTTGCTCCATCCATTAACGGTACTTGGGTTGTTCCTGTTGCTATGGCTGTTTCAGAAACTGAAATAGTGATTAATCCAGTTGCATCTAGTTCAGCAATTTATATTACTGATTCAGAATATGTAACAGGATTACCTAATAATCAGTCTTCTCCCGATAACATGCCTGATTTATTGTTTGATCCTATTCAAGTTCGGTCGTTTATTGTTGATTATTCAATTTACAGAGAAGATAGTTTACAAGGAAAAGCACAAGTTGGTCAACTACGTGGTGTTTATAACTCAAGAAATGCAGTTTGGTTAATGTCAGATGATTTCGCTGGTGAAAATGCTGGAGTTGAGTTTAGTGTACAACCATCTGGACAAGTTCAATATACAACGAGTAATTTCTTAGGTACTGGACACGACTGTACTGTAAAATACACAATTAGAAGAACATTTACAATATAGGAATAATATATGGCTTTAAAAAATGGTAGACAAAGCTCAGATTTACAAACAATTCTACTCGGTTCTGTTATACCAACAGGAACTATTTCACCATTTGCTGGAGGTGCAGTCCCAGCTGGGTGGTTGTTATGTGATGGATCTACAGTAAGCAGAAGTACTTATTCTGCTTTATTCGATAAAATTAGTACTTTCCATGGTGCTGGAGATGGTTCAACAACATTCCATTTACCCGATTATCGTGGACGTTTCTTAAGAGGTGCAGATAATATGGGCACAGGTGCTGCAGGAAGAGATCCGAATGCATCAACTAGAACTGCGGCTAATTCAGGAGGAAATACAACTAGATCAAAATTGGAAAGTGTATTTCTAGAAGGATTTGAATCTGGGAATTTTACACAAAATGGGTGGACCGTTGTAAATGGAACTCAAACTAATAAATTTATTGTAGGAACTTCGACAAAAAGATCAGGATCTTATTCAGCTTATATTTCAAATAATAGTACAAATAATATGTATACTAATACTTCAGCTAGTGTAGTGTGGTTTTATAAAGATATAACATTGGATAATGGGCAATTTGATTTATCATTCTATTACAGACAAGTTGGTGAAACTAGTTTTGATCGAGGTCGAATAATTATAGATCCAACCTTAAGTGTTGTGCCAGTTGCAGGAACTAATATCACGACTACACCAGCTGGAGGAGTGAATGAAGTACTTACTTCTGAATCTGTAAGTTGGGTTAATTATAAAAGATCATTAGATAGTTATAAACAGTCAACTATTCGAATAATATTCGGATGGTTTAATGATAGTTTAGTTGGGACAAATCCGCCTATTGCAATCGATGATATTGAAATATATAAAGTTACAGATGTTGGATCTGTTCAAGCAGATGCATTGCAAAATATTACGGGGGATTTAATAGTTGGAAGTTCATCTCCAACCTCACAAACGGGTGCTTTCGTTGGAACTTCTAGCGGATCTCCAGATCCTCAAGGTACTGGCAGGGCAAGAGCTAATATTTCTTTTGATGCGTCAAGAGTTGCTAGAACATCTACAGAATCTCGTCCACAAAATGCAGCATGTTTATATATAATTAAGGCTTAAATATGAAAATTATTGAAGTACAAACACCAGAAGAATTAGAAATAAAACAAGTAGAAATTTCATCTAAAGTTGCAGCTTATCAAGCATCGCAAGCTCATCAATTAAAGCACGGTGGTCCCGGTCCAGTTGCTGATTATGATATTATGGCAATTGTGAATGAGCATAATGGTGAATTTCAGATTATTATAAAACAAGAAGAACTTTTACAAGAGCCAATATTGGAACAACCAATAGAAAATTAACAACTTAATATAAAATAACCTACTGGAAAATGAAGGAAGGTATATGTCAGATAACTCGTTTAAAGTCAAAAATTCGTTAGTATTAACTCCTGTTGATCTAGCAACTCTCTTAAATCCACAAGCAGGTGATTTAGCCTGTGATATTAACGATAATAATAAAATTAAGCGTTACGACGCTGCATCTGCTTCATGGGTTGAAGTCGGTTCTGGTGGAGTTGGTAGCTTAGACATTCTCTTCGCTCAAGACTTTGAGTCAGCAAGCTTATCGAGCTTTACACAAACTGGCTTAGCACTTGACACAGTAGATCCATTACACGGTAAAGTATCTGCTAAATTAACACACCAAGCTGGTGTTTCTCCAACAAACGACCAATCATTTAAGCAAATAGTTGCCGTAGATCGTAAATTCCGTGGCAAAAACGCTACTATAGAATTAACAGTAAAATCAGCGGCATCTGCTGGTAATGTAGTTTTAAAAATTACTGACGAGACTGGCAGTACAGATCTTGTTGTATCAGAGCAGTTACAATTATCAAATAACGCTGGCGGAGCATCTAGTTCTGTTAGCTTTGATATTCCAGAAACATGTCTAAGCCTTTCATACACAATTACTGCATTGCCAGAAGCTGGATCTCCAGTTACTATTATCGATGATGTATATTGTGCATTAACTGCTAGTAATTTATTCCAGAGTGGTGTGGTGCAAGAAGAAGATTCTACTATTCAGCTACAAGAAGCTAATGGTTACGGATCTACTGCTACTAAAATTAGAAGATTTGTAAATACTCAGCTATATAGAGGATCGGATATATTATATCAAGATTCTGATGTAAATGGAGCAACTTTTACAGTACTATCATCAGGCATATATCATATAGATTATATCGATCAAGCTGTAGGAGGTACTGCTGCTTTTTTAGGTATTACTAAAAATGAAAGTGCTGTAACAACAAATATTTCAGTACTTGCGTCAAATACAGATAATGTAAGCGTTTTATCTGTATCTAGAAGATATGACGCATCTACAGATGCTGCATTTCTTTCAGCCAATTGTTCTTGGTCTGGATATTTAGAAGCAGGTGATGTAATTAGGGCACATACAAATGGAGTAGCTAGTGTAGACGCTGATATTACACGATTTGTAATGAGTAAGCAAGGCTCTTTAAAACAAGTAACTGTAAACTCTAATCAAAAAATCACTATTCCAACTTCTGAGCTACGCTTTGAAGGTGCTAGTGCTAGAGGTACTGGAACAGAAACTGCTATTGTGCAGTTTACATCTTTGGCTAAACTTCGTGGAGATGCTTTTACAGTAGATAATAGCAATGGTACTGCCATTACGATGACAAAAGCTGGTAAATTAGATATAAGTGCATCAATATGGTTAAATACGGCAGGTTCTGAACTTGGGATTAGTTTGAATCAAAGTACTAGAACTAGTGCTCCAACTAATTCTTCTGAAATTCTAGCTGCACAACAAATAGGAACAACTGCGCCCAAAGAAACTCTTTCTTTTTCTGGATTTGTAAAAGCTGGAGATATTATACGAATATATGCAACAGTTATTCCAGTTACTGCTATAAGCAACAGCTTAAACCTCAGCTTCCAAGAGCAAGAAGTATCTGTTTCTGTAACTAATACTTTACCACAATTTAGCGAAAGCGATAGTTATATTAGAGTAGATACTCCAAATGGATATGGGTCTACTGCAACAAAAATTCCTAGATTTAATACTGTAAGATCTAATAATGATTTAGATATTGCATATGTTGATAGTGCATCACTAGGATCTTCTTTTACAGCAAGATCTGCTGGTATTTATAGCATTAATTTTAGTGCGACAATGGCAGTAACTGCTGCAGCATATCAAATTGGATTAACTTTAAATGCATCTGGGGTAGATTTATCTACCAGTATTGCATCTATTTCTAGTGACAAAATATTAGCTACTGATGGTGATAGAGCAGATGGATCAGGCTCTAATATAAAATATGCCTCTGTATCTTGGACAGGATATTTAAGTGCTAATGATGTAGTTACTCCACATACAGATGGAGCTGCTTTAAGTGTTTCTACACTAACTGCTTCAAAAGTAGGTAAACCTAATGTAACTGGAGTGGATGTAACTCCGTTTGTTAACATACCACAGCCTGATACACAAAGTTCTTATCTATACACAAATACATCTTTCTCATCTAGTAATCCTGTAACTGGCTCTTTAACTAGGTCTATAAGCTCAGGTATTTTTTCTTACAACTCATCAACAGGTACTTATACTGTTCTTAAGAAGGGCTTATTTAATTTAGCTTATAGCAACTCTGCTGTTGGAGCTAGTATTACAGCTACGGTTATTATATTAGATGGTAATGCCGTTGCATATAATAATACGCAATCAACTGCTACAGCTAGTAATAGTTGTTCTTATACAGAAATACTACTTCCCGGTCAACAATTTTATTTCAGACCTTCTACTAATGCTTCTAATAATCACTCTATCTCTGTTACTGCAGAAGCTACTTCTGACCAAATTCTTACACAGACTGAGACTTTTAGCACAGATACAGCAACTCTCACTTATGCCAATGCTGCTACTTATACGCTTAGTACCTTAGCAAATGCTCCAGTAGGGACTTATATTACGTTTACATATGCTGCTAATACAAATACAAGAACGCAGACAACTCTATTAAATAGACCTACTCAGAATGATGCGGATATGAATGCAAATGGGATTTTACTATATACTAGAGCTTATAACGCTCCTAGTACTGCAGCACAGCCAGCGGCTATTGCAATTCAAATTGGTAAAGGATTGAAAGGAATTTCTTCTGAAGTATATAAGAGTACTGGAAAGAGTATTGGAGGAAGTTTACAATTTAGTAATAATAGTGCATTTTCTCTACAAACAGGAAGTGTAGATGGAATAATTTATGATCAAGTGACTGGGATCTTATCCATAGATTTAGGACTAGCAGTAGCAAGTGCAATTACTACATCTCAACTTAGATTTAATGATTTAACTACTCAGACTTCAGGCTACCTCGTAATCAACGCAAGCAAGAATCCAGCTTTAACTGGTATGGCAATACCTAAAACAGTTTTTGTTGAGGCGGCTAATAATGCTGCTCAAGTAGTTACTGCTGGAACTCAAGATATACCATTTATTAGAGTTTATGACACAAATTCAGCTTGGAATGGTACTCAATTTATTGTACCAGAAGATGGTATTTACCAAGTAACTGCTTGTATTCTAACTGCCGCAGCAAATAATAATAGCTTAGCTTTGTATAAAAATGGATCGATAGTTAGCACAATGTCAATTCAAGGGACTCTGAGTCTTCATGCTGGCACTGCCACAATCAGATGTATTGCCGGGGATTCTTTGTCAGTAAGGGTGCCTACAACAAGCGTTACCTTAGCTGTCGGAAATACTTCACATAGATTAACCGTAACAAAAATAGCTAAGTATATTTAAGGAATTAATATGATACAAGTATCAATAAAAAGAAATGGACAACTTACTAACCAAGCTTCTTTTCCAGCAATGGAGGAAGCCGAGGCTTGGCTTGCTTACCACGAAAGCATAAGAAGCTTTGGTCAACCAAAGCAAATTGTTCAGCAACAAACTGAGCTTTCTCCAGCTATCTTAGCAGAAGATGGCTCTATATTGCAAGAAGCTGTTGTTGAAATGCAAGAAATTGAACTTGCTGGCGAATATGAAATTATCATTGAAGATCTTACAGCTAAAATTGCTCAAGAAAAAATTAATGCAGAAGCTTTAGCTTTTCTTGCCGCTACAGACTGGATGGTAATTCGTGCTATGGAGCGTGGAGAGGAACTCTCTCCAGAATTTAAAGCTGAAAGACAAGCTGCTAGGGATAGGATTGTGAGGTAATATATGCGTTTTGGTAAATTAATGAAGCAATTGAAGAAATCTAGTAAAACTCCTGCTGAATATATGGAAGAGGAAGAAGTTTCTAATCCATATGAAGATATGGATTTCAATAAAATGTCAGAAGCCATGGAAAAGGGTGTTTCCCCTGAAGAATTAAGTGACATTTCTAAGAAAAAACGTAAAATGAAAGAAGCAATGGAACGATTAAGGATGAAACAGGAAAAATAGTATGCCAATTAAGTCCAAGTCGCAACAACGTCTTATGTATGCAGCTGCAAATGATCCTAAAGTTGCTAAAAAAATAGGTATTAAGCAAAGTGTTGCCAAAGAATTTATCGCTGCAACTCCTAAATCTAGATTTAAAAAACTTAAAGAAAAAATAGGAAAGAAATAATGAGCCGGACAACTAAAAAAGGTACAAGAAAAGATGGTATGCAAACGCTTCAAATGGCGTTTAACGACGTAGACGCATCTCTTACAACCAACGGATTTTTAGTTGGTAAAATTGGACATAAAGTAACATTAGAAATTACAACAACGACGATTCTTGGTGATACTGAACTATATACTTTCTTAGATAATGATCAATTATTGTACCAAATTAAGTTAGTTTATACTGATTCAGATAAAGCACAATTAATCTCTGCTGAGAGGATAGCGTAATATGGGATTTAAATTTAATCCTCTTACAGGTAACTTCGATTTAGTAAATGGTGCTGGTGAAGCAGGTGATATTGCAGCACTACAAGCTGAAGTTGATGCAATACAAGATAGTATAGGTGCAAACAACGGTCTAGCGACATTAGATGGAACTGGTAAAGTTCCCTCTTCTCAGCTTCCAAGCTATGTAGACGACGTTATTGAGGTTAGTAGCTTTGCGACATTACCAATTACTGGTGAAACTGGTAAAATTTATATAACATTAGATACAAATAAAACTTATCGCTGGACAGGTTCAACGTATGTTGAAATCTCGTCTTCACCAGAAAATTTAGTTATAACATTTGACGCATCAACCAATTGGACTTTAATTGCTGATGAATATGTTTTATCAATTCCAGCAGCAACACATCTAAAAGGTACAAATCCTCAAGTTCAAATACTTGAAAACGATGGTTCCGATTTTGCACAAGTTATTGTTTACACAGCAGTAACTGTGGATGGTGATATTGTTGTTGCAGTACCACAAAGTCCCGATAACCGATTTGCAGGAAAAGCGATTATTTCATAAAGGAATATAAATGGCTCGTTCAACAAAAATTAAAAGTAAGATAATAGCTCAAGATTCAGTTGAATTCAGTGCTTTGACAGCAGGAACTGTGCCTGTACTTGATGAGAACAAAAATATTGTTTCTTCGGTTGTTACACCTGAAGAATTAGCTAATTTATCTGGAACAACATCGCCTTTACAAGATCAATTAGATGATGAAAATGATAGAGTTACTACCCTTGAAGATAATAGCAAAGTTTTAAAAGTATATGCATATGAAAATAATTCTCAAATATTTGCCGATGGGCAACCGGGAATTAAAGATCCGTCTGCTCTAATACGGGATGGTTGGTATTTTAAAAACGACGTAGCTGGTGAGAAAATCAACTGGTATTACTTCGATGGATTAAATCAAGGAACTGTAACGCTCGGTGAACTCGATTCAATGTATGCTGTTATGACTTTTGATTCTATTTCAGCACCAATTATAGCTGTATATACCTTTCCAACTGGTACAGGCGATGTTATTCCCGGGTTTGCACATTCAAGAGTTGTATACGATGGTGTAATGACACCAACTCCGACAGTTGGAACAAAATATTTAGTCTATGGTGGAACAGAACCTACAGTACACCCAGAACTTCCAAGAATACATTTAGCCAAAGTTCCTGCTCAGTCAATTGGTGAGCAGTTACCCGGTGAACAAATTTTAACAATATCATTTGGTTCAGCATCGGGAGCAGCGGTCAATCAAGTTCAATTTATGGTTGAAACTCTTGGTTTATTTTCTACACCTGTTAAGCAAGAAATGGATTTAAGAATCCGTGTTGCTTCACAATTAGATTTAAATACTCACGTTGATAGTACCAATAACCCCCATTCTGTAACAAAAGATCAAGTTGGATTAGGTAATGTAGATAATACCAGCGACTTAGACAAACCTATTAGTAGTGATGTTCAAGATGCTTTAGACTTAAAGTACGATGCATCAAATCCATCTAATTTTGTTGATGCAACTGGAGCAGCGAGTGCTGCGCCTGTTCAAAGTGTAAATACTCAAACAGGTGATGTTGTACTTGATAAGACAGATGTTGGGCTTGGTAATGTTGACAATACTTCAGATGTTGATAAACCTATAAGCAGCTCTACCCAAACTGCACTGGATAATAAGGTTAGTATCGATGGTGATACGATGACTGGTGATTTGGTTATATCAAATGAAGTAGGGGGGACCAATACTGCAACGCCTGAAGGTCAATTTATTGTTGGTGGTGATTTAACGACTGAATATACAAGATTGGGTTATTTTATTAATTGGACACCAACTGGATCGACATTACAAAAAACATCAGATGGAGGATATGGATATCTGACACTTAGTGAATTTGATTCATCAACTAATGCATCAAAAACAATAGATATCCAGCTTTCGGGAATCTCAATGAACGAAAGTCTAGATGGATCTCCAGCTACACCAATAATGCCAACAAATGAAGATCATGTTGTTGTAAAAAAATACGTTGACGATAATTTTGTTTCCACAACAGGAGACACAATGACTGGTCAATTGACTTTACAAGATGCGTCGATTTTAATTGATGGAACTATCACCCAAGGATATCCTTCGACTATCGATATTTCAACTAATTTTATTGGAATAAATGATAATAATGGAATTGATGTTAAAGAAACAAGCATATCAGCCGGATCAGTTAATTTAGCTAAAACAAGTGTTGATTCTTCAAATGTTGATACAACATTGACAATTGGTGTTGACAGTACGCTCATCGCTTCAAATACGATTGATTATGTTAATCAAATTCAATCACAATTGACTATAACCAATCAATCGATGGGTGTAACTAGTTTTGATGAAGTAACTGAAATTTCAAAAAATGCAGTGCTCGGTGTTGATGGATTTGTAGTTCAGTCAACTAATCCAGATACATCATACACGTTGATTGAAGCTTCATCCCAAGGTATTTCGGCAACTAGCTTTGACACAACTGATGTAACTCCTTTAATGCCAACCCTACCAGAGCATTATACCGTTAAACAATATGTTGATAATTTAGTTAGTGGTGGTGAAACAGGTCTTCTTGAAAAATTCCAAGTAATGAAGGAACCGACTGGATTTGTTAACAGAACAAGTTCAACAACATCATTTAATAATCTTACAAGAGAATTCACAATACAACCGACTGCAACTTCATACGAAGTGTACGTTCAAGCAACGAAATTTATTAAATCAAGTGCCGAAACCATCACAATTGATAATGCTAGTGGTAATCATTACATTTATTTTAATAGTACAGGTGTTTTATCTTCAACTCAAGTTTTAAATGCTGACTTATTTCAAAATAATGCTTTAATTTCAATTATTTATTGGAATACAGATACATCAACCCACACATATTTTGCAGAAGAACGACACGGATTGTCTATGGATGGTGCTACACATTCATATTTACATACTGTTTTTGGCGCAAGATATCTATCCGGATTAGCACTAGAGGGATTTGTATCAGATGGTACGGGTAATTTTGATTCAAATGCTATTTTTTATTCTGATTCAGGATCTATTAGGGACGAAGATTTACTTATTTCAATTTTAACACAATCTGATATCCCCGTATTGTATAGACAAGGTGTTTTGTGGAGAAAGAAAGCCGCTGATATGTTTCCTATAATTTATAGTGGAACAGCAGGATATACAGGCGCAAGAATTCCATTTAATGAATTAACAGGTGGGAATTGGCAATTAACTGAAATAGCGAATAACGCATTTGTTCTTGTACACGTATTTGCAACTAATGATAAAGAAAATCCAATCGTTGCAATCCAAGGTATAGCAACATATGGTAATGTAACAGCAGCTAGATTAGCAGCAAGCACCGAAATTACAAGCCTAAGTGGTCTTCCTTTTGCTGAATTCGTCGCGTTGGGAAGCGTTGTTTTTGAATCTTCTGATTCTTATACCAATACACCAAAAGCTAGAGTAAGATCGGTGAATGGTGGGGATTACGTTGATTTCAGAGGAACTCAACTTTATACACCAGCAGGAGAACCAACTACTCACAGCCTATTATCTAATCTATCAAGTGACGATCACCTTCAGTATCATACTGATGCTCGTGGAGATGCTAGATATTATACTAAATCAGAAGTCGATTCACTAATCGGTGCAAGTGGGAGTGCTGGTGATATAGCTGAAACAGAGGTAAGTCTTTCTAATTTCCAAACAAGTCCACAAAATATCACAGGATTTGCATTTTCAAACGCTGTTGTCCGTGGATTCAGTGCTTTAGTTACTGTGGAAATTGACGCAACTAGTGATTTATTTGAACAATTCACCCTAAATGGTATCCAAAAAAATGGTTCATGGAATATGTCAATTGAATCGATAGGTGACAATACAGGTATAGTATTTTCAATAACTTCCAGTGGGCAGATCCAATATACGTCCCCTGCTTATGATGGATTTACGAGTGCCGATGTTAAATTTAGAGCAATAACAACGAGTTTCTAGGTTCTTTTAACAACTAGTTAAGAGGAATTTCAACAAATTAGGGGTATAGTTATGGTAAAATCGGGTAAAAAAATGTCTCCAATGGAGGCTAAAGGTAAACTAGCTAGTCTTCAGGAACTAATGAAAGACATGGATAGCATGATGATGGATGGAATGAAAGGCAAAAAAGGTATGGCTAAAGTATCTGTTATGTCTGACTCCCCAGAAGGATTGAAGGAAGGTCTTGAAAAAGCAGAAGATGTGCTTGAAGATGAATCCGATGAAGGATCTGAAGTTACATTACCTAAATTCGGTTCAAAACAAAAATCCGGTGCTCTTATGGAAGAAGAAGAGTTTGAGGAAGACTCACAAGATGATTCAGAAGACGAATCAGAAGATTCATCTGAAGAAGAATTGGACCGTAAAATTGCAGAATTAATGGCGAAAAAGAAATCGAAGAAATCTAAACAAATTTAATTAAGGGTGTAGAACATGGCAAAACGCCCTCATTACACTTCAAATGAGCTAATTGAAGCTGTAAAACGTAAAATTTCAATGCCAATTACACAAGTTACTTTTTCTAACGACGAAATATTAAATTTCGCAAATGAAGAATTATTTCTTGCTCAAGTTCCTAGTATTATGCAATATCATGAGGAATATTTGGTGTATAGACACAACGTACCCCTAGTGTCTCAAATACAAAAATATGATATTCCTGATAGAGCAATCGGAATGAAATTGAGAGATCTTTTCTTTAAAGATGATAATGGTAACTTGTATGAAATGACAAATACAGGGGCTTCCAATCAGGATTATTTCCAACAAAATTCATTTGGTGTTAATATTCCTCGTTATTTTTTCGTTGAAAACAATTCAATCGTTTTGTCAACTGATATAACTAATTCAGCTCCCGGTTCTTTAGAAATGATATATTATCTAAGACCAAATTCACTAGTTGAAAATGAAAGAGCTGCAATTTGTATTAATTTCACTAAAATAATTACTATTAACAGTGCATCATTGTCTGAAGGTGCAGGTGACACATTAAAAATTAATGGTCATATTATCACAATACCTGTAGAATGGGACCCCGGTGTTCCAAGTGGTGTGAGTTCATCAACTGACGCTTCTAAAATTAATCAATTAATAAATTCTTTAAATATGGATGGTGTGACATCAACTGTTAGTACGAACACAATAACTATAAAATATGAAAATAGGAATATGGAGATTGTGTCTAGTAACTCCGCTGGTATTTCAATATCAACAAAATTAGGTATTGAGTGTTCACATGTTCCTGATCATTTCACAGATCGTTTACTTGTTGATTTTTTACAAACATCTGGTGGTCATAAGACATATGTGTTTGATATAAGAATTCCAACTGGTGCAATTTCAGCTAATACTCTATTTTTTGAAGATTCAATTGTCCCTAAAGAGTTTAAAATTGACGATTATATTTGTGAACAATACGAATGTATAATCCCTCAAGTACCAAGTGATTTACATAATTTACTTGCTGAAAGAACTTGTGCTAGAATATTGGAAGCATTGGGTGATCAAGCTGGATTACAGACAGCTAATGCTAAAATTGCAGAATTAGAACAAAGACAAGCAACTGTTATTGATAATCGAGTTGAAGGTGCGCCTAAAAAAGTATTTGCTAGGCATAGTTTGTTAAGATACGGTAAAGCTCGAAAATCTAGAGGTAGTTCTTTATAAAAGGAACAATAAATGGCTTCAAATGCTATATTAGCTGCGGCAGGTTTAGTTACCTCCCCAAATCAATTAAATACACAAGAAGGATCGCTATCTGAAGCAAGTAATGTCGTCATTAAAAGAGATGGTATTATTGAGCAAAGAAGAGGGTTTTCAACATATGGTGATAATTTACCTTCCTCAGTAAATAGGGCGAAGCAGATAACGTCATATCGTCAACGAATACTAAGACATTATTCATCAAAATTACAGTTCGACTCGAATGGGGTTGGTAGATTTGTTGATATCGATGGGTCAGTTATTGAGACTGAGACAGGATTAAGAATTAAATTCGTTGAATCTAATGGTAATCTCTATTTTACAACACAAAATGGTATTAAAAAATTATCAGCTAAAGATTCTAGTGACTTAGCTCTTATGTCAATTGAGACATCTGGTATTGAAAAAGCTCTAGATATCAAAGCAAGTACTAAAATTATCGATAACTTACAATCGGGATTCTTACCTCAAGATTCGACTGTTGCATACCGTGTAGTATGGAATAAAGAAGATAGAAATAATAATTTAATTACAGGTGCGCCTTCTCAACGTGCAATTGTTAGCCTTCCAATGTCACAATTAATTATTCGTGACACAATGCGATTACTTCAAACATTGGATGAATTAGATAATTTAGATCCGAGTACAGCAAGAATTGACGATGGTAATTATTTACAAAATTTAAAATTGCAATTATCTTCTTCACCGACTGAATTAAGATCAAACTTGATCGCACTTGCAGCTAAGCTCGATAATGATATTATTTTAGCTAAACAATCTGTTTCAACTCCTGCTCCTGTAAGATTAACAGGTGGTTCAATTGATAACGGCGTTGCAACTATTACATTTGAAATGGTTACAGCCGCTGATTTAGCAGCTTTAAATGCTCTAGTTACAAAACAAACATACATTATTTATAAAGCTCTTGATACTAATAAATTATATCAATGGGATGGATCTGCTTTTATTGAAAAAGAAATACTTAAAGATTATTTTTCAAGTGGCTTAAATATCTTTCTTTCTGGTTTCTCGTTATCTACAAGACAAGAAATACAGACAATTAATTTCACTTTAGGTGGTGTCTCTACTACCCCGGACTCTGGGAATTTAACAATTAAATATAAATTAAGTGAGTCTGCAGCTATACCTTATACAGCATCTAATGCTGATATAAAAAGCGCGATTAGTAAGGTTGATGGATTAGAATACATAACAAATGTCACCGGGTCATGGGCTACTGGATTTGAATTAACTTTTTCATCGGGTAGTGGTGATTTAGATCAAATATTAGTTGGACCTGCTACAACTCTTAAAACTGGAGCAACCTTTGTTACAGTCACAACTGGTACAACTCAAAATGGTATTGCTGAAATTGAAGGGGATTTAAATGGTGCTCAGACAGTTTCTCTTGTTTCAGAAAATACAGTTAAATTTAATACAAAATCAATAGGTGTTGTCACAGTTGCAACAGACGCTGAAATTAAATATAATGAATTTAGATCAATCCCAAATCCAGTTGAACCATCGATTCCTGCCCTAAATATTCAGTTAGAATCTATTCAGGTGTATTTTGATACAATATTACAAACATTACAAAATTTACCAAATTCAATAGTTGCTGAATATGAGCTTTTAAAGTATGCATCATTGAGTGCTTTTCCTTCTACTGGTCAAATAAAAAAAGTGTACCAAGCACAAGATACAGAAATCAAATATCTGTGGGATGGTACATCTTACGTTGAAGGTAATGATGATAAAGGTAATTTAGATTCAATTGATTTAACCACAACAGCGAATGTTCAAATCACGTTTACAATTCCTGAAAATATAACAGTAGATGATTTTTATCAAGTATATAGATCTTCAATTGCACAAGCGACAGGGACTGCAATTTTGGATGATTTAAGCCCTAATGACGAAATGCAATTAGTGTTTGAAGCATATCCGAATCAAGCGGAAATTGATTTAAGATCAATTACAATAATAGATGAAACGCCTGAAATTTTTAGAGGAGCTAATCTTTATACAAATGCAGCAACGGGCGAAGGTGCTTTACAAACGAATGACCAACCTCCTTTTGCTAAGGATATTAATCGTTACCGTAACTCTGTATTTTATGCAAATACTAGAACCAAGCATAGACTTGATTTAAGTATGTTGCCTGTTGAAAACATGGTTCAAAATTATGATGAAAACGATAAACCTAAAATTACAATAACAAATGGGACATCAACAAATACATATAGTTTTGTAACTGGGCGCAATGAAATTGTAAAAATAATTGTTAATTCTACTCCGATAAATGGTGATTCATTTAAATTATTTTCAGCCAGAGGCTTAAAATATCGTATTTATTTTAATACATCACCAGTTCTTGATCCTGATGAAATCGGTGTTAAAGTTGAAATTGGTGCATCTCCAACTATTCCAGAGATAGCAATTGCATTATCTGATAAATTGTCTACTTTGTTAGATGATTTTTCAACAACATATGATTCAACAATCCCAAATACTGTAATTATTGACAATGTTGAAGTTGGTGAAGTTCAAAATGCAGTAGATGTAAATACAGGATTCGCAATTAGTATTGAGCAAGAGGGGAGATCTTCAAAAATAGAAGGTGATACATTAGATGTATTACTCTCAACTCAAATATCTCTTGGGCAAGCAGTTGATGAGACAGCTAAGGCATTGGTTGAAGCGATCAATAAAAATGCAAATGAATCCGTATATGCTTTTTATATGTCTGCAGCCTTTGACGTACCGGGAAAAATACTGTTAGAAAGTAGATCATTAGAAGATATTAATCCATTCTATGTTGTTGCAAATAACTCAATCACTGGAGCTTCTTTTAACCCAGATATTAGTCCTGACTTACAAATTACAAGTATTGTGTCTACTTTGGGCGATACATTAATCACTACTGACGGAAATCATAATCTATCTACTGGTGATGAAGTTATTCTTTCATCTACTAATACAGAACCGTCTGTCGATGGAATCCACACAATTACCAAAATAAACAATACTCAATTTTTAATAGATCTATCCATAACAACAAACGGTGATTCAGGAGCTATGATTAAAAAATCACTAGCATTTGTTTCAGAAAATGAATCTAAAATTAATAGAGTATATTATTCTAAATTTAATCAACCAGAGGCTGTACCTATAATAAACTATTTTGATTTAGGTGCTTCTGATAAAAAAATCATTCGAATCTTACCTTTACGTGACTCATTGTTTGTCTTCAAAGAAGATGGATTATTCCGTATCTCTGGTGAGACAGCCCCATTTCAGTCTGAATTATTCGATAATTCTTTCATTTTACTTGCACCTGATTCCTTAGACGTTTGTAATAACGTGATTTATGGATGGACAACACAAGGGATTCAAGCTTTAACTGAAGGTGGAGCCTCTGTTATTTCAAGAAATATTGATAATATTATTTTAAAAACACAATCGAGCAATTATATTAATTTCAAAACAGCAACATGGGGTATTGGATATGAATCTGATAACGCATACGTATTATTTACAGTTAAAAAAATGGAAGATACTGTTGCACAAATTGCTTATAGATATTCAACAATAACAAATACTTGGACAACTTATGATAAATCTTTTTCGTGCGGTCATATTGCTGATTTTGATGACCATTTTTATGCTGGAGCAACAGACATACCAAACATTGAAAAAGAGAGAAAGACATTCTCAAGATTGGATTACGCAGATAGAGAATATGAAACAACACTAAGTACTGGTAAAATTGAAAATAATAAAATTATATTACCAATTGTCAGTAACTTTGAGGTTGGTGACGTTTTGGTTCAAGATCAAACAATAACAATATACGAGTTCAACCAGTTACTGAATAAATTAGATTTAGATAGTGGTCCATCTTTTAGAGGTAGTTACTTCAGTGAATTAGAAATGGTTCAGGGTGATAGTCCTAAAAATTCGTTAATCGCATTAGCTGCTAAACTAGATTTAGATACTAACATCGTTGCTAACAATTTCGAAAACACTATCTCAAGTAAATCAGGAAATATTACTTTTATTGAATCTGGTACAGAAGCAATAATAACATCAGTTAATCATGGATTATTGACTGGTAGAATTGTTCAAATCATAGGATCAAACTCGGTTCAAAATATTGATGGTAAACATACTGTAACAGTTATTGATTCTAATAAATTTAAGATACCATTAACTGTTGTTACAACTGGAAATACAGGAACATGGCAAACATTAGATAGCGATTTTAATGATTTAAAAGTATGCTATAATAAAGTAATAACGATACTCAATGATGACAACGGTGTTAATTTTAGTAACTATCGTTTGATTGATAATAACACTATTCAAGAAACAATAATTACAAATATCGATAGAATTAAAAGAGAAATCACTGTTAATTTGAATTTACCTTTAATAGCTGGAACCGCTGTTGTATTTAAAGCAATTAAATCAAGTATAACCTATTCACCAAATACATTCAGTGATCCGTTAAATTTAAAGCATTTACGTGAAGCAACATTAATGTTTGAGACAAGAACCCTAACTTCGGGTGTTTTATCTTTTGCTACTGATTTATTACCTGAATTTATTAAAATCCCATTCAATTTAGATGGTAACGGTATTTTCGGTCATCAACAATTTGGTGAAAACTTTTTTGGTGGATTGTCAAATTCAGCACCGTTTAGAACATACATTCCTCGTCAATGTCAAAGATGTAGATATATTATAGGTAGATTTAGTCATTCAATTGCAAGAGAAGATTGGCGTTTATTAGGTATGACATTAACAGGTGAAGTTCAACAATCAACAAGGGCGTTTAGATAATGAAATTACCTAGTTATAAAAGAATTATTACACAAGATTATGATCCTGAAAGTCAAGATTTAGTTGAGCGATTAGGTGGTAATATCAACGATTCATTTAATCTAATATACTCAGCTTTAAATAATCGACTAACATTTGGTGAAAACATAGCAAGTACAGTTAAGGACGTTGAAGTTGTTGTTGACTCTACAGGAAAACCAATAAATGATACATCTTTTAGATTGGATGTAATCAATACTCCTGTAATAGGTTGTATTTGCATAAAAGCCACAAATTTAGTAAATTCAAATAGTTATCCAACCGGAGCACCTTGGATTAGTTTTATACAGACTGATAATTCTATACGGATTTTAAACGTTACTAATCTACAGGCAAACACTCGCTATAGTCTTAAAATCATAGCATTAAATTAACAACTAGTAATTAGAGGGTAATAGAAATGATTCCTAATAATCGAAACAAAAAAGGTACAGGGTTTACAAACTTGAGTAGAATACTACAAGCGAGTAAAGGCTCTAGATTAGGGGGGCAGGTTGCTTCTGGTGTTCAAAAAGTTGGACAACAAGTTCGTGGGCAAATCGGTCAAGCAAGTGAGCAATTTCAAAAAAAAGCAGGAGAAGAAGCCACTAAATTCGGGGAAGAAGCTCAAGGTATGAGAGATGAAGAAATTAATCTGGTGACATCCGGTAATAAAGATGTTGATTTTCCTAAACTAGCTGATAAATTTACTGAATATCGATCAGGTGAATATAAGGGTCCAAGAGAAATTCAAGATTATGAATCATTAGCAGGTAAGGTGACTGAAGCTGAGCAATTAGGTCGGCTAGGCAGAACTTCCGGTGGTAAGCAAGAATTGTTACGTCGATTTGTTGGTGGTAAAGATTATTCACAAGGTGAACAAAGATTAGATACAGCACTACTCGGATTAACTGGGCAACAGGGACTTGCTGAGGCAAGAAGATCAACTAGAGGATTAACTAGTGAGTTAAGTAGTGAGTCAGGTGCTGCCCGAAATTTAGCACAACAGTTACAAAAAGAAGCAGAGGGATTTGCAGACGAAACCACAAAAAAAATAGATCAAGCTAGATTGGGTGTGTCACAAGGATTAAATACTCGTGTTTCCGAAGCAGCAGCTAAAGAAAAACAAAGGTCTGATTTTGTCTCAGATATCAGAACAATGCTGAATACAAATGAATGGAAAGATCTCAAGCCTGAAGAAAAGTCAGCAAGATTAAATTCGCTTTTATCAAAAGCTGGACCAAAAAGTGAAACTAATCTAGAAGGTTCAGGTATTTTGTCTCAGGAGCAAGTTGATTCAATTTTGGGTAGTCAAGGTGTTTTAGCTTCAAGGAATGAATTTTTAAAAAGATTAGATACTATAAAAAAGAAGGGATTTTTATATGAAACTCCCCTATCTGATGCACCTGATTGGTGGATAAGGCAACAGCAGCAAGCTGACGCTGATAAAAGGCTAAAAGATCAACAACATGGAGTTAAAAGAGCCGGGGAGATGTATGCTGATGTATCTGGAACGGGCGAGGAAAAAAGGGGAATACAAGCTAGAAATAAAGTTCTGGCGATACAAAAAAAATTAACTGGACAGGATGTGTATTCCGATATTATAAACTCACTAGAGAATATAGGAAGTCAAAATTTAAATAGACAAGGCTTTGTTACACCGGAAGAAAGGGAAAAATTCAATCGATTAGATATGTTATTGGGTCAAGCAGGTGGCGAGTTTACACAACCAGAAACAACATACAAAGAAGGTAATTTAAAATTCTTAAATCAAAATCAATCAAAATTAAAATTTATGGAAGATCAATTAAATTTAGCAAAACTTAAATATCAATCTTTAGCGACAATTATTGATGATAGAACAGAAAGATTACGGATGGAGAGAAAGGATGGTAGGGGAGAAGCTTATAGAACTATACAAAGGTTAATAGATGCTTCAAATGAAGATTTAAAAAGACAACAAGCTGAATATGATAAACAACTCGCAATTGTTAAAAAAGAAGAAGACGATGAATTAAAGGGAATTGTTTAAAATAATGAAATTATCTTGTTTTAATATTGAGGCTGAAATTTTAATGGAAAATGGAAGCTATAAAAAAATAGGCGAAATACAAAAAGGCGAAAGAGTCGCTTTGGGTGGGGAAGTTAAAAACATTTCACCAAGAAAAGATACCGAACTATATCAATATGATAATTTAAAAGTTCAAGGAGATCAAGCTGTATTTGAATCTGGTGTTTGGACACTTGTTAAAAATTCAAAAAAAGCATATCCTATAGGTGTCGAATCTGCTATGGTACATTTTATTGAGACAGATAATCACCTTATTGTAACAAGAAATACTGTATGGGCTGATATTTTAGGTTCAAAAGATATAGATTATGAATTAGAAGTTTTGAATCAAAATAAACCTCGTAATATTAAATTAGAAAGATTCTTGAATGAATATTTTCAAGATGAAAAAAATAAATTAAAAGAAATTAAAACACCATTTTAAGGATAGATTATGTCATGGGCAATAGCGGCTGCCGCAGCAGCACCAATTATTGGAGGTATCGCTGGTAACTTGATGGGTGCCAGTGATCGTAAAAAAGCAATGCAACTGATTAAAAAAGGAGTTGCCGAATTAAAAGCAGCTGGGTTTCCACCTGATCTTTCTACTCCTTTACTGCTCAGACAATTCCAAGAAATTGGAATAATGACCCCTGAGTTAGAACAAGATATTCAAATTGCAGCATCTGAAGTTGCTGAACTAGAAGAAGATCCCATTCTTAGAAATAGTCAGCTCGAAGCTCTTAATGTTTTTAAACAAATGGGTAGAACAGGATTTGGACCAGAAGAAAGAGCTGCTTATAATCAAATGAGACAGCAGCAACAACAAGATCTTCAGTCAAGATTGGCTAGTCAGGATCTTGAGGCTCAACGTAGAGGTATGGCACAAGCTGGAGATACTAGAGCACAACAATTGCTCTCAATTCAGGCTGGTGCCGATAGAGCATCAATGGAAGGTGATAGACTTTCTGCTATGTTAAGTGAGAGAATAAGAGAGGGAGCTACGGGTATGTCTAATGTTGCCTCTGGAATAAGAGGGCAAGATTATCAAGCTGAACTAGCTCGTAGGCAAGCTAAAGATTTAAGAGAACAATTTAGAGCGGAAAACGCAATGGCTCGTCAAATGAGAAATGTCGGTGCAGTAAATGAAGCACAACAAAGAAGAGAACAACAAGCTATGCAAATTGCAACTGCTAATACTCAACAATTTAATGCAGAGCAAGGTAGACAACTTGATGCACAAAGACAATATTGGAAAGATAAATTAGATAGGGCAACAGCATTAGCCAATGCATACAGTGGACAATCAACAGCACTCCAAAATCAAGCAGCAAACACTGCCAGTATGTGGTCTGGTATCGGTTCTGGTATTGGTCAGGGATTTGGTGCTTATTCTCAGGCACAATCTGATAATCGAAAGAATGACATTGCTGCTGCTAAATTAGATCAAAGCGGAAGAGATTATTTAGATAAGATTAAAGGGTAAGGATAGTTGAATGAAAAATCAAGACGTTACTAATATTTTATCTGAAGAAGAATTAATGGATATTTTGTCAGATAATTCATCTGAAATGTCTGATATTCCCAAGAAAAAACCTTTACCACAAAAACCATGGTGGATTGATCAACCCGAGTTAGCCCCCGATTTAAGACCTGATTCAGATCCAATGGGGACTAGAACGCTCCATAAGAGTACTAACATGGCTGATGATGCAGCAATTGAATGGGTAAAAAATCAACAAAGTCGTTTCGGAAAATTAAAAAATATGTTAAACTCAAGTGCTCCTATTGCTAAACAAGTTGGAAAGAAAGCAGTTGGTGCAGGGTTAGGAATGGCTGGTCTTTTAATGCAAGAAGGACTTGGACCTGAGTCTGGTTCAGATGATGCGATTATTGAAGATCCATCACAACCATTAGAAGTTCGTAAGGCTGCGATGATGCGCATGAAAAATAAATATTTAAAACCTCAGGAAGAAAATGAGTAAACTTAAGGCTTTGAAAGAACTAATTGAAGAATCTCCAGAGCAAGTAGCTAAAATCATTCGCTCACTAAAAGGTGAAGCAGATGATGCTGCAACTAAACTTGGTTCAGGTAAAAATTTAGAAGAACTTAAAAAAGCACAAGAAGCAATTGCTGAGCAAGCTAGAACGTCACAACCTCCGGCTTACCCTAAAAATGTAGTTCAAGATGAATTAGCCAATACGCAAGGATTTAAGTTAGAAGGTGCTCCTTATACAAAAGAAGCAGTAATGGTTCCTGAAGGATCATCTGTTCCTGCAATTAGAAAACAAACCTTACCGGAAATAATTGAAACAACAGCAACTAAAGTAGATGAAGCACCCGTACTAACATCGACACCATCACAAATGATGTCAAAAGCTAGTCCTAGTACGTTAGCTGAAACTGCTGAAGCACTAAAAGGTTCAGTAGATGATGCTTTAACTCCTGCTATGAGTTTAAAGAAAAAATTAGGTATAGCTACAGGTGCAACAGGAACTGGTGCAGCATTAATGTCTATGAATGGGGAAGAACAACCCCAATTAGCTACTTCTCAGCAACCAGTTGGTAAAGCTCCAGTCGAAGCTACACCACAAACAGCAACTAAAAAAGAACAAAAAATAGAAAAAGATCAAGGAATTTCCCAAGCAGATACTAAAGCATTATCTAATAAATTAGATCAAGTAATGGCATCTCTTCCAAAGGATCAACAACCGAAAACGCAAGAAGAAGCTGACCAGATGAAAATGGATTATGCTACTATGTTAGTTGAGGCTCAAAGAGCTGAAAATCAACAATCATTATTAAACAATCTACTAAGAGCTGGTACAACTATCGGTGCTGCTATCGCAGGTGTAAAACCTGACTATTCCGGAGTTGAATCATTAGAAAAACAAGCAGGTAGAGGCGTTGCTCAGATTAAACAGTTAATGGAGACTGATAAAGCGGAGAGAGAGCTTGATAATGAAAAGAAAATGGCAGACCCTAATTCAGATGTATCAAAACAATTGCGTGGTCTTTTGGCTAAAGCTGGATACCCTACTGGTGACAAGGTTTCGGCTAAACAGCTTAAAGATATGGGAGTTAATGTTTACAATCTTTTAGCTCAAGAAAAGCAACAACAGGCAACATTAAAAGCCGCTGAATTAAAAGAAGGTAAGAATAAACAATCATTTATTACTGGAGCACAAAAAACTTTATTAAAACCATATCAAGAATTCCAAAAAGTGAATTCATCTTATAATGCTGTTGAAAAATTTATGTCAGAAAAACCATCTGGTGCTAAAGACATAGCGATGTTATACTCTTTTATTAAAACACTAGACCCGGGATCAATGGTTAAAGAAGGTGAAATTGCATTATCTCAAAGAGGTATGTCAATGTTTGAAGGATTGGGATTAAAAGCAAAAAGAATTACTTCGGGGGAATTATTGAATGATGACTTCAGAAGAGAGATATTAAATATTGGAAGACAAGCAATGGAACAAGCATCTGCTAATTACCAAGAAGTCGCTAAGCCATTTATTGTAAATGCTGCATCAATGGGTATGAGCGAAGAAGACATGTCAAAGTTTGATTATATGTCAGCAAATAAACCAAAAGCAATGGGACAAGAACAAACTACCGTATCAGCTCAAGCATATACTCCTAAGCAAGAAGCAGCTATTAAAGCATATGCCGACTCCAAGGGTATATCCCGTGAACAAGCAATACAAAAATTAAAATCAGCTAATCCACCAAGGTTATAATATATGGCAAATAAAGAAGACGATTTTTCAGCATTTGATTCAGTAATGGCTGTGCCGGATGATGAATTTGCTGCATTTGATACAGCTATGCGAGATACTACACGACCTAAAAAAAATATTTTCCAAAAAACGGGCGATCTTTTAGCGGAGGGAGCTTCGGCAGGTGCTGAATTAGCGTTGGATACTGTTTCACCATTTGTAACAGGCGAGGCATCTGGTTTAAAAGATTTTTCATTAGGTGCAGCACAAGGAGCAACTTTGGGATTTGCCGATGAAATAGCTGCTAGAGCTAGTCAATTCATAGATCCTTTAATTAGTAAGTTGTCTGGCGAAGAAGCATTAAATGAACAATTGCGTCAACAAGGATTCCAAGTAGAGCAGCCTGAAACAACATATGAAGATGAACTAAAAAGAACTCGTGAAGTATTTAAAAAAGCCGAAGAAGAAAGTCCTTGGTTATATGGTGGAGGATACTTAGCTGGTTCTTTACCTTCTGGTCAAGCTTTAGGTGGTGCTTTAAACTTAGCAACAAAAGGTACAAGACTTGCACAATTAGCACAAGCAAGCAGAGCTGGTAGAATTGGTAAGATGGCTGCTGAAGGTGCATTGGGTGCTGGTATAGAAGCAATTGGATCTTCTGAAGGATCAATAACTGGAACACCTGAACAACAAGAACAACTAACTGGTGACATAGCGACTGGTGCTGGTATTGGAGCAATCGCAGGGGGAGGTATTGGTACTTTAAGTGAAGTTGCTGTACCTGCTGCAAAGAAGATGTTGAAACCTGTTTCTGAAAAAATTGGAGAATTTGTAGAAGAAACACCATTTTTAAGACAATTAGGTGTTTCTGCTAAGTATGGTGAGCAAGGTATTAATCCAGTTGCAGAATCATCCAGAATTAAAACCACTTTAGGTGAAGAAGGATTAGTAAGAAGGGATACCTCTAGAGCACAAGGTTTGATGGATGAAATTCTTACGGCAGATAAAACCTTAGCTAGTGGAATTAGCGATTCATTGGAAAAGGCATCAGAAAGAGGTGTTAGAATCGATGCATATGAACCACTCCAAAAATCATTGAGACAATTAAATGTTGCATATGATAAATTAGAAGAGATAGGTACAAACACTAGAGGTAAATATATTTTAGATAAAATTGCGAATTCAGTTGATAAAAGCTTAGATCCTTTAGAAGCTAAAATGCTTTTAGATGATGTTGATGCTTTTATTAATAAATTTGGTAGAATTACACCGGGAACAGCAACAACAACTGAAAGTTTAATTGCTGAAAATTTACAATCATTTAGAAGAAATTTTTCAAATAATATTAAAGAAGCTGTACCTGAATATAAGACTGCAGCTAAACGATTTGAGGAATTTAGAAGATTTGTCCCTGAAAGTGTTATTTCCGGAGATTTACCCGTCGAAGTTACTGACGTTTTTATGGGTGAATTAAAAACACCTGAAAAACAATTATTATTAAAATTAAGAGCTTTAGTTAAAAGTGCAACAAAAACAGGTCAGACTGCTGAACCCGTTGGTGAAGCTTTTGAAAATGTTATTCAAGGAATTAAAAAATTTGAACAAGCAGAAGCGGCTAGGGGATTAAAAAGTCCATTACCTAGAACAGGTGAAGAATATTTTGAATTAATTAAAAATTATGCAGATGACGCAGCTGCTCGTCGTCAAATGGCGAGTGTTGAAGAAATGGCTTCTATACAAAGAAATATTCCAGCAGCTATAATGGAAACAGGTAGTACTTTTAGATCGGGAGCACTAACTACAGCAAATCTATATGGTCAAGCTAAAAGAGGAGCGAGAAAACTTTCTCAAAAACTTTATACTGCACCTAGAGAACAGTTAGATAATTTAGCAAATAAATTATCGTCTGTCCCCGGGTTAGGATCGTTAGGTCAGGCATTAAAAGAAGGAGTTGAATCGAATGATTCGTTCAAGAAAAATGCTGCTTTATTTTCAATAATGCAAAATCCAAGTGCTAAATTATTAATAGATTCTGAAGATGAATGGGAAGAATAAAATGTTAGAATATTTAAAATCTCTGTTGATTGCATCTTTGGCTGTATTTGCGCCAATAAAAGCAGTCATTATTGTCACTGGTGTATTAGTTACAGCAGATTTAATAACTGGTATATTAGCTGCTCATAAGCGAGGGGAAAAGATCACCTCAGCTGGTTTAAGACGCACCGTAACTAAAACAGCGGTTTATTTAGCTGCTGTATGCTTGGGATTTTTAGTTGAAAAGTATATGATTGATTCAATTTTACCTATTAGTAAATTAGTTTCTGGTATTATTGGCGTTGTTGAATTAAAATCATTAATGGAAAATTTAAATACAATACATGGATCTGATTTAT